CCCCTCCGGCTGCAACAAATCCAGTTATGTCTATAGCCGCACTAGCGCCATACCACTCATTAAACGACATATTGGAACCAGAGCCTTTACCAATAAGGCCACGAATATCACTGTCGTTTATAGTACAGTATGAACCGCTTGAACCGCCCGCCTCAACATGAATATTATTTAAACTTATCGCGCCACTACTTTGGAGAGCCACTTTTTAATTCCTCAATTTGCTGAACCATATTGTGCGCTTCATTATGAAGTTCTCTTACTTCGGTTTTCAAATCTTTTACCGCTTCAATTAAAACACCAACTAAATTTCCGTATGCCACTGATAAATATTCTCCATCATCGTGTACGGCTTCTGGTAAAACTTCTCTTATTTCTTGAGCTATTACGCCTGTTTCCCTTTTACCGTCTTTATCGTACATAACTCCACGCATTTTAAGCACTCTTTCCAGACCGCCTTCAATGGTTTCAATATTACTTTTTAGCCTTTCATCTGAGTAAGCCGTGACATTGCCAGAAGCAGTGAAACTACCAGAATATGAACCTGTCATGTAAAACTGCGTACCGCTTAAACCAAGCCCATTGCCCGCCGAATAAGTTGTATTTGTGTCAGTATTCACAACCGTTTCAGTAGCAGTAGCAATTCCAGTAACGTGACCATTACTATCTAGCGTTATGTCCTGAATATAAGTTCGCCCAGAATTGTTTGACGTACTTGCCGCCGATATGCTTGGGTGCGCTGTTAAAAATGCACTTGCTTCATTGCCGTCTAACAAATCAGCATCTAACCCAGAGCCAGACCCATCTACAGTTTTTATAGCTGTAAGTATTTCACTTGCAGTTTGATCAGCCGTTGCACTTGCTTCGATACCGTCAAGCTTAGTTCCATCTGTAGCAACATCTCTACCGTCTACCGTTCCAGAAACAGTAACATTTCCAGTAACACTTAAACCGCCAGAAACAGCTTCAGCCTTGGTAACCCCCGCTAACTGTAACCTTTTTAAATCATCAGCTATGACCGTTATGGAAACTTTTGCGCCACCACTTAATGTAATAGCACTACCGCCACCACTGCTTTCGCTTGGAGTTCTGGTTAAAGTTGTTCCACTAGAACTATAAGTACCAGTACCTATTTCCCAGTTAGAACCCTCCTCAATAACATATTGAACCACATCACTGTTAGCAACACCCGCGTCTGCAAAGGTCTGAAAGCCAGCTTCAGCCGTACCTAATGTGACGGTTCCGCTTCCAGTAGTGGCTGTATTCATCTTGGCCCTGTTGAAAAGTTTCGCCATGATGCGCTCCTACTATGTCAGAGTTAAGATACCGTTTGTCCCAATATCTATAGTAAATGTATCACCGTCGTTAAGCGTTAATGATGAACCATAGTCATAATAACCCACAATCGGATCAGCGGGAGATGTCGGCGTATCGTTATAAATAACCACATATCTAAATGCTGCTACCGAACCGCCTGACGCTGTTAAAACCAAATCATCCGCTGACAGTTTGTATGTGCCAGATGTTTGTGTGCTTGTAACATTAGCCAATGTTCGTGACGAAAGATTTGTATATGATATTTCGGTAACATTTCCTAAAATACCATTGCCATCAGACGCGGCATTAGTGCCTGTTGTTGGGTCAGTGTTTGATAATGCAACCTTGAACGTGTCAGCGTTCATGTCCATCGCATTAGCTAGGTTGACCACAAAGTCATTAACTTTAGTAAAACTTGCCATTATGCATAACTCCTAATTTTAATTCTACGACCAGAACCTGACGATCTAGCACGTTCACCTTCCATATTTATAGCAGAAACCGCTGATTGATACAACGCTCCCCAAACCTGAACTCTTTGATCCTCCTGTAAGTACGGCGCACTGTGCAGTAAGCTGCCATATAAAATTGCATCTGGAAAATATTGTAACACCCAGTTTGACTGCAAAGAAGCACTCATATTTGGAATTGTTTCATAATAGACCAACTCCAAAACATAGTCAGTATCTGGTGTAGGAAATACTTCGAAAGCTTGATCAGTTATGGTGTAAAATTGAGGTCTACCTTTTGTATCACTGTTATCTTGTCGTAATTTAGAAATTTCCATCGGCCCAACTAATTCTAAAATGTGGCTTTCATTAGCGGGAATAGTTATTCGAATTGGCTCTGCAAAATTTAAAGGTAAGGCTGTATACTGACTATCCACTGTCGCAATCACTCTATCTTCCATGCGCCAATGCCTTGCATCACGATTAAGTTGAGTTTCAGCTAATGTGATAAAATCTGGTATCTGGGCTGTTAAGTCATCACGGTTTAGAAAGTCTGCTACTGAAGCTTTCAGTTCGTCGTAAGTTGTAAGAGCCATTTATTCGTCCCCTTGCATTGCTTGCTGTGAAACCATCAGAGCTACTACCCATGTTGGGGCGTTCATCTTTTTGGCTTGCTTGATCAATTCGTTGGTTACTTTACCCGCTGATAACACTTTTTGAGCAAACTGATAAGCCCTATCGCGCCCTTGAGTTTTTTCTATGTCAAGGAATGTGTTAACCGTATCAACATCTATTGCTTCTATTCTTTGTGTCGCTAGTTTCGGACTGCCCTCATACACTTTGTAGTCTGAACTTCTCATAAGTAAGTTACCACCAGTGCCTCTAGCCCTCTGTCCTTCAGACAAATCTCTCATTAATAAATTAGCTGGCACACCTCTGCTTTCATCAAGCATCGTCATAGCTTGACCAACCTTACCTACCCCGCTGTCATAGGTTGTATGCATTTCTGGAGTAGTTTCAATTATACCTCTACTTACATCGGGTTCAAAAAAACGATAGCCCATTGTCCCCCAATCCATACCTATTTGTGCGCTATCAGCCACAGCTAGTCGGGCATCAGCTACGGTTGGTAAGCCCCAATTTTTGAAATACGCTTTATCCATGCCTTTAATAAAATAAGCCCTTTGTGTACCTGTTGGCAGTGACGCAATATATTCAAATACCGTATTCGGATTACTAATCCCTTCGAAATTTTTAAATGGATATTCCGTATAATTATCCACATCGGGTTTTCCATTAGCTTTGAATACTTGATTTCCATCACCATCTAATTTGGGTTTGCTTTTAGGAACACCAATACTTCTAATCTTTTGATTAATTGCTTCATAGTCTTTTGGATCAATTCTTGAATGAAATTTTTGAACTAATTTTCCAAAAGTAGCACCAGTGTGATCAGCAAAATCTCCACTTTGCTGACCCATGAGAAATGATGCATAGACTGGATCTCCACCACTTTCTATTATTCTTTCTGCTTGAGAAAGTTTTTTCTTTGTCATGTCATATGCACCAGCATAACCATGCGCGGGATCGTCAACATCTATGTACTGGAAACCAGCCAAACTTCGAACTGGGGTATCTAAAACCTCACCGCCTACTGACAAAATATCATGTCGGCCCGTATTATCACCGACTATCGCCAACAATGTTTTACCCTCTAGATCCTCTATATTAATTTTTTTTGGATCGACTAATTCGCCTGTTCCCCTAATTACACTTTCGTGGTTTCTAAGAGCTAAAGGTTGTTGACTTCCAATATTTGTCACACGATCCATTGGTGGAAAGTAATCTTGCTTTGTAAATTCTTTGGCTGTTGGTTGACTGTCTAATGTTTGAAATATCTTTTCACCTTCACGGGTTTCTGTCTTTGGCTTTATCCTGACGTTTCCTAAGTTCATTCCTACCGTGTTGGGATCTACCTCTATGCGACTAGCAACATCGAACAGTGATCTAGCACCTGAAGCAACGGCTCTACCAGCCGCATCACCAACCACTGGCACAGCACCAGCCGCTGTAGCTAAACCTAAACCAGCCGCTAGTGGATAGTTTGGATTTTCACTTGTAAGCTCTTGAGCAACATCAGACACACCAGCCACATCACCAATCACTGGTAGAAAGTCACCATAGTCTTTTAGAAACTGAACCGACGCTGGAGTTTGATTTCTATTTCTTGCTAAGAAGCTATTTTGATAATTACTTGCCATCGGGGAAGTAAATGGCTGTCTTAACTCAGCCGCCTGTTCTGGGGTTGCAAATAATCCACCAACAAAGTTACCCAGTTCTTCCCGACGTTCTCTGGCTGGCAATGTCAAAAATTCTAAGAAGTTCATGCTCTACAATTCCATGCTCTACGTGACCAGTAGTTTGCTGAAAGCTTGCTGTTCTTTCCTTTTATGCCACCGCTTCTAGCACAATAAGCTTTTTTTGCTTTGGGCTGGTCCTTTTTTATACTCATGTTTGGATCACCAAAGTTAACCTTTTTGACTGTGTTACCTTCGACTGCTAACACTTCAAACTTTTTAGGGCCACCCCTTCTGGGCGTATTAATCTTTT